CAAGGGTTATTGCACTCCGATGACCAAAAAGACTTGCACTCCTGCCAGAAAAGCTCTAGCAAGAACCTTTAAGAAGATGGGTAAAGCACGAAAGGCGGGCAAATAAATGGAAGATAAAAAAGTAGAGAAACTAATTGAGTATATTCCCGGTGGCATGTCGGAAGGCATGACCATAGAAGACATAGCTAAGAAGCACAAGGTTGAATCATCGGTTATAAAAAAACAGATTAAGATTGGCATACCCATAGAGCATGAGCATAGCCCTGACGTTAAGGTTGCCACGGAAATTTGCAAAGACCACCTAACGGAAACTCCGTACTATTATGACTACCTGGAAGCGATGGAGAAGTCATTCAAAGAAAACTATAAGGAAGATCTTGATCGCGGTGGTATGGAGGACGAGGAAGAAGAAGAGAAAAAGGGCAGGAAAGCCACTGAAGACGATGCGCTTACATTTCTCAAGAAGAGTCCGAACCCATCCGACGAAGATCTCCATGAATGGTGCAAAAAGCAGGGGATAAAAGTACCCACATTAGAAGCGCAGATGTATAAGCTAGCCACAAAGTATGTTAACTCTCTTGACGAGGAAGACAAGAAGATGCCGGAGAGCGATAAGATAGAAGATGCCGAGGCCATGAGAACGGCTACTATCAAAAGATTGTTCGGATAAAATAACAGGAGCATATCATGCCCGATTCAAACGACACATTAGTACGAGTTGATCCAAAAAGCCAGGAACTGGCCTATAACAATACAACTGACAGGCTTAAAGTAGAGCTTCCATTGGATACCGTTGGATTCGGTGGACACTATAGTGAAGTCAGTCCAGACACTCTTGCACAAGTACTGTGGACACCGGCCACTGGAAAAAGGTATATTGTTACAGATTTTCTTTTTAGCTCACAGACAGAGGGAAACTTAAAGGTATATGATGAAACTGCGGACGCAGATCATACCCTCATGAAGTTTGTGGTGGCCTCTGGAGTTACTGTTGAGCACTCATTTCGGACACCATACCCAAGCTCAGCAATAGACAATACCTTATATGCGGATTGTACTCCCGGTTGTTCTGGGTACCTTGCGGTTTGGGGATACGAGTTATAATCAAAAGAAAAAGGACTAAAGGGAGAAGGGTGATAGCCTGGGCCAAATATGAAAAATAAACCTATACAGGGCCGTCAGAGTCTAACTCACCCGCCCCATTAATATGAAGAAGAAAAATAATATACATCCTTTCTGTCAACAGTGTCTCAAGGCGCATGCCGGTAAATGGTATGTGAAGGGCGGGAAAGTTTGGTACAAGGATGGGCCAGATGAAGTTCAGATATGCAATCTCATTCATGACGAGATAGAGACAAGCGAAGAGAGCAAGAAGCTTTTTAGCGATGATGAGATGGCATTTGCAAACTTCCTCTATAACCCAACCCTGTGGACCAGAACTGAAATATCTTGGACTCCTAGATGGTATCAGGATGTGATGCTAAAGTGCACAGCGTTTAGAAAGGTTAGTAGGATAGGACGTCGATCTGGCAAGACTGAGGCAATATGCATTAAGATGCTGCATTACGCTTACACGCACGAGGGAGTAACAGTACTTGTTATTGCTCCGTATAAGAACCAGGTCGGACTTATATTTGACAAGTTGGACATATTCCTAGGTAAGAGCGAGTCTCTTAGCGCGTCGATAAAGAGAAATACAAAGAACCCGTACCGAGTAGAGCTGCACAATGGCTCAAAGATACTTGGATTCACTGCTGGAACCAGAACTGGAAGCAAGTCCACTGGTATTCGTGGTCAGGACGCTCATATGATACTAATAGATGAGGCCGACTACCTTAGCCCAAGCGACTTCGAAGTTATACTAGCCATACAAGCATCACGACCAGACGTTCTTATATGGGCGTCATCCACACCTACAGGTAAGAGAGAGATGTTTTGGAGGTTCTGTACCGACCTGCAGCTTGGCTACAAGGAGTTTCACTTCCCATCTAGTGTATCACCGATGTGGAGTATGCAAACAGAGCGATTGGAAAGAGCACAGTATTCTGACGCCGGATACAAGCATGAGTTCGAGGCAGAGTTTGGTGACATTGCGGAAGGCGTATTTCTAAGAAAGTATGTAGACGCATCCCTACAATCATATGACCTTGGTAAGGTAAAGCGGAATGGCGAATCATTGTACACTATGGGTGTTGACTGGAATACCTCTGGTAATGGGACCTGCATTGTTATTAGTGAGTGGAATAAGAATTTTGCAGGAGGAAAAGGCGCCTTTAAGGTGGTTTTGAAGAAGAGCATAACGCAAGAGGAGTTCACACAGGTACGGTCTTGCGAGGAAATAATAAAACTTAATGAGGTGTGGAATCCGGAATACATATATGTTGACACGGGATATGGGCACACTCAGATAGAAATGCTACGAAAGTTTGGAATGGAGCACCCAGCAACCGGGTTAGCTAACAAGGTTAAGGGGATATATTTCGGAGATAAGATGGAAATACGCGATCCATCAACCAAGCAGATAGTCAAGAAGCACATGAAACCGTTTATTGTTAACCTTGCTGCCAGGAGGATGGAGGATGGACAGATAATATTGCCAGAGTCCGAGGACATTAAGAATGGACTGGTAGGTCAATTAAGGGATTACATGGTAATGAGAACCACGGCGCTTGGTCAGCCGATATATAGTGATGAGAATGATCATGCCATAGTAGCCTGGATGCTTTCAATATTGGCTGCGACAATGGAATTCAGTGATATGGTAAGGCAGAACAGGTCAATATCCATAGGTATAGCTGGAAAGTTCGGGGAGAGAACAAACAGTGAGTTCGTTATAGGTAAGTCGAAGATAGAAGACGAGAGAAGGAACCGCTCAAAAGTTACTCCAAGATGGTTTGGAAAGACGATGTTTTCAGAAACAACGGCCCGGAATGCACTAGACTTTATGCGATCAAGAAGCAAGAAGATCGAGGGGAAAAAGGTCTCTTCTACCGTTGGTGATTTAAAGAGGATTAGAGGAAGTTCCAGGCGCGAAGGCAGGTCAACCTTTTAATGGTGCGCAGGATTACGTCCGTCTCCTCATTCAGGAGAACCGCTGGTAGCGAGTCTATCCCCCCTACTTTCTATCAGCGGCGCACCTTTTTTTTAATAGAGGGGAAAAATGGCGTTAAGCAGTCAAGATGCATCGAAAATAGGATATCAAGCTAATATAGACTGGCACAAGGAGAGAATGGCAGCCATCTCTGACGGTACTATAACGCTTGAAGACTACCTCAAAGATAAAAACACCGATTTCGAGACTCAACCACATACCCCAGAAGAGTTGATCGAAGTCCTTCGGGGCGTTCAAAAGAAGGCTCTTAAGCTAGAGGACAAGATAGCGTTCTTATCAGATGGACTTAAGATACCGGTAGACAAGGAAAGACAGCCAGAATTAGCGTTGGCGGTTAGCAAAATAGATAGCGCTAGCAATGGCGAGTTCATATCGTATGCTACTTATAGCAAGGCATTGAGCGAGTATGAGGCGGCCAATAGTAGTGTAACGTTGGACTACCTTGTTAACAATGTAACTGGGGACACTAGTTCAGATTCTACTATAGTTCACGATGCACTATTAAACAGTTATGCAGAATCAAATGGTATGGGCGGGCAGCCTGCAGATAACTGGGCCCAGAGATACCTTAATCGATGGATGAACAATGCTGTTTCGTGGAACGAACACGAGTATCAGATAATGCAAATACTAAATTTTTCTGATAATTATTTAGACATGTTTCCGGACCCAGCCTATATCCCGTGGAGTGCCAGAAAAGAAGTGGGACAGGAAGTGGCGGATGCTAAGAGTCTAGAAGAGTTGTGGAAGAACTTCTCCTCAGACTACGCTGGAAAGGTGGAGAACGTAAAGACGGGATTTGGCGACTTGTTGGCGCTCAGTCCGGATAAGACAATAGAAGATCTTACCACGAGATCCATAGTTTACGCAAACAAGTTCATGAACAAGATTAATGATATATTTGACATGAACTGGGCAGCACATCTGGTATGCTGCTTTATGCAGTGGGGGATAAAGCTAGATACAAAGACCCTTAAAGGTTTGCGAGCGCTTCTTCAGCTTTTTAGTACAGGCTTATCTTTTGACGTTAGGGATATACTCAATGGAATAAAAGATATATTAAATAATATAATGCGAGGAATTCTTTGCAATCAGTTGGTTGGATTGGTAACTCAGATAATTCAAAGAATAAATGACCCAATCAAGGACTGGATTAATAGCCCAGACGAAAAATGGAATAAGATATTCGCGTGTACACCAATAGCCGAGTTAATACAGACATTTATAACACAAGCTATGGAGATGCTTCAGAAACAGCTGGTCAGCTTAATACAGAATTGGTACAAGGATCTTGAGATTAAAAATATACGACAGAATATGAAGGTAGAATTATTTGAGAAACAGAAGATAGCCGGAGAACTATCAAGGTTACTAGATGGTATAATAGCCGCAACTGAGATGGCAGCAAAGTGTGGGTTACAGAACTCCCCGAATTCAGAGATTACTCAACAGGTTATTTCTAGTTATGGAATTGGCGATCAAAACAAATACGAATTCCCAGCAGAAGAGAACCCTACTATATACAATAGTTTTATATCAGAGACACCGGTTGGCACGGATGATGGAAGTGCGTCACAGGGAAGGACGGTCAGTGCTGCCGCTGGTAGTGATAGCGAATCATCTATATCTGACTCCCCAATAGCAACATCTTTGGCGGAGTGCATGAAAAAGATACCAGCAGACGAGGTCTCTGGAGTAAAAGAGTGGATCGCCAAAATTGATTCTGAACTAAAGAGGAGCTTGTAAATGAGGCTATTTTCCATTAGCGAAGAGTTAGCTGACAAGACCAAACTAAATTTTAGTAAGAAGAAACCTGTTATCGCTTCCCGCGTTAATAACGCAGGCGTAGCCTACGGTGTGCTTGGGCCCACACAGAGCAGAACCTCTTTCCAGGTAGCGGAATACAACCTTGGGGAAATATCCAAGGTAATGGATATAGAATCATACGTTAGGCAGGCATTCAATAAACACGTTGAACTATGTCTCAAGGAAGGGTATGACATATCCTCCAGAAACGAAGAAGCTACCCTGTATATAAAGAGGAGACTGCGGGAGTTCGCGGAGGTATCCGGTCTGACCTTTGACATGGTATTGAGAAGCATTCTTCAGAATATAGTTGCTTACGCTAACTCATTTGTTGTAAAGGTAAGAGATTTTAAGAGATCTAGCGGAATGCCAGTTAATAGGATATCCGGACCGAACCTACAACCTATTGCGGCATACTTCCCGATGGATCCGACATCTATGAGAGTAAAGAGAGATTTTCACGGTAAGATTTTGAAATACTGGCAGAGGGTCCCTGGTAATCCGATCATGCCTCAGTTCATACCAGAGGATATAATCCATATATATTACGACAAGAAAGAGGGTTTTGCGTTCGGAACTCCATATGTTGTGCCGGTACTTGATGACATACGATCCCTACGAAGAATGGAAGAGAACGTAGAGATGCTTATCAATGCTCATCTATTCCCGTTGTACCATTATACCGTAGGAACGGAAACCGCTCCTGCTGAAATATACGAAGACGGTACAACTGAGGTTGACGTAATAAAAGAGCAGATAGAGAGAATGCCCACAGAGGGAAGCATTGTAACTCCAGAAAGACATGAGATAACAAACCTTGGGGCACAGGGCAAAGCAATAGAGGCCGAGGCTTACCTTAAGTATTTTGAGAGGCGCGTTATCGCTGGTCTTGGAATATCTGACATTTCCCTCGGAAGAGGCGACACTGCCAACAGGGCAACGGCATCTACAATCGATAAGTCGTTGACAGATAGGTGCAAAGACTTCCAGTCGGTTGTTGAGAACTTTATTAATGAGTACATGTTCAAGGAACTTCTTTTTGAGGGCGGATTCATGATAGACGAAAAAGAAGACAACTTTGTAAAGATAAAGTTCAGAGAAATAGACATAGATAACATGCTAAAAACTCAGAATCACTCTGTATTCAAATATGAGCACCACGCAATAACGGAAACAGAGATGCGTGAAGAGCTGGCGAAAGATCCAGTATCTGACGAGCAACGTGCATTGTTGTATCTTGATGTTGTTCAGAAGCCAACTATCGAGCTGGAGGGCAAGGTTCAGGCAGCTGCGGCCATAGAGAAGTCTAAGCAGGCTACTACTAATCGAAATAAACCCACTAACCAGCACGGAACTAAGCCGGCAAAGACGGCCCAAAAGAGAGATGGATCAAACATAGTGGCAATGATAGATCATTTGTGGCATCTAACAAAACTAGACATAATAGACATGGCAAGTGATGTAGATGACTGGAAGGGAATTAGCTTGGAAAAGATGCAGCCATCATTCAAGCTTACCTATGAAGAGGCCATTAGACAAACAATCGGACTAAATATAGACCACGAAAAGTTTAGGGATGGGATAGAAGCCATCTTCAGGGATCTGGGCAATCTTCTATGCAAGAATATACACGATACGGCGCTCAAAGGAGAATTGGTATTCCGTATATCGGGAGTCTTTGAGTCGCTTAGATTTAAATTCCAAGACCTGTGTGAGAGAGTAATTTTATAATAGGAGGCAATATGGCAGAAATTTTGAATGGTGGACCAATGGGTCAGGGTGGTGCTGGTATAGGTCCTTATGATCCCACTAAGGAGAAGAACCTTGGAACCCCTTATTTTAAAGCGGTTCAAAAAGATCTTGACAAGAGATACGGCAAAGGAAAGAAGAACCCACCTTCTAATCCTGGCAATAAAATAGCTACTTAATTACGGAGACTATAACATGGCAAAACAATTAGAGCTTTTTGATACATTCCAGATTAAAGTGAAGGCAGGAGAACAAAAGAGCAACACTATAATTTCAGACTCAAAGGATGAGGTTAAGAGCGGATATAGCCTAGTTTGTGAGATTGACGCTACTCACGCTGGCACTCTTATAAATAACAGGATATACCCTCCGGAGTCTATGCAGAAAGGTATTCGATCGTGGACGTCTCCATATAAGAAGCCTGTGTTAGTGAATCACGACGACACAAAGGATCCTATAGGCAGGGTTATATCTGCAAAGTATTTTAAGACCCCGCGCGGATCAGACATGAAAGAATACAAACCGGTTCTAAGGGACAGTGATGGTTACGGCTATCAGAGATTAACCGTAAAGATAACCGACCCAGACGCCATACAGAAGATTTTAGATGGTAGATATGAGACAGTTTCCGTGAGAATGGCGACCGATCATGCTATCTGTTCTGTCTGTGGATCTGATTGGAGCGGTGAGGATGGACCGTGTGATCATACTCCTGGGCAGAAGTACGACGGAAAGCTTGCCTATATGACCACCGGAACGTTGAACTATAGAGAGATGTCATTCGTTAATATACCTGCCGATGAATATGCTGGAGTAAAAGAGGCCATCATTTCTGGCACTAAGGATGCGTCCGAGTTAAAAATGTATGCTAGTAACAATGCGGAAAAAGTTCTGGCTGACCTTTGTAGCGGAGAGAACCTGTACGCTATGGTAGACTCTGAGTCGGAGGATAGTGATGGTGTTGTTACTTTTCTGTTAGACAAGGCTAATAAATCTAAGCAAATTT